TGCAGCTTGCGCCGCTGCATCCGTGCCGGATAGCGTGGTGAATGTGAGCGCGTTGTCTGCAGCGTAGTGCTTGAACGAGCCCACACTTAGCCGCGCATTCTTATTGATCACGGCCGCGACCGTCCGCTGAAACGAGACGATATCGCCCGCAATGACGTGCTGAGTTGCCATTAGGGAATCCTCTGCGGCCGTGCCGCTCTCGATTACTTCGATGCTTTTGCCGCGGCGACCGCAGCCGAGACTTTACGGGCTTCGCGCTCGGCTTCGAGATCCGCCTCGGTCGGCGGCCAATTCAGATACGGGTGCATAACACCCTCGGGGAGTGGCTTACCATCGGCCCGCAGCTTCGCATTGGCGAACGCCTGGCGGGCCTTTGGTAGATCAGGATGTCCCTCGGGCTTCAGGAGCGGGGCATTCTGTTCGATGGTGCTCTTCAGAACGGGTCTGCCTAGCGAGTCCAGATTCGGCGTCGTCCAGTTCTTGAAGACCTGGACGGTTTTCAGGGGCTCGACCGAGAGCCGGTGTAGCCCCATCGGACTATGAAGCTGGAACTGCAGATGGTGCGTACTCGCGTTCACGAGCGTGACCATCTCCAACGACGAATCGTTGACGAGCGATGTGGCGATTGACATGAAGAATCCTCGTGACTAGCGCGGCTCGATTATGCGAGGTCGCCTAGCAAACCGCAGGAGTTTGGTCTACGGACTTGGAGCTGGAGATAGCAAAGTACCTGAAACACGAAAAAGTCACCGTCGTTAGCCAGTCTCTGGATTCGTGCGCGAACTCCAGTCTGGCCGCTGCCGTACTGCTCTTCCGTAGTGCCTGTGAGATCTCGCTCGCCGGCATCGGAGCCAAGCTGGATGCTGGCGGGCGGCAGAACCCGAATCGCCATTTCCTTGCTGTTTAGAAAGCGCATGGCTCCGGCAGGAGCGTCCTTATCCTCGATCACGGGGATGCCGTCGAACTCGAGCACTTGGTAACCGCCATCCAGCGTGATCTTCTGGCCACCGACCATGATCTCGCTAACGTACCGGCGCTTGTCTCCGAATAGAAGGCCGTAGGCTTCGTGCTGGATCGGATCGCAAACGACCATATCTGGCTTGAGGCCCGACGCGGTGTAAATCGTGCGGCGCATATCGCGCATGAGCTGGAAACTCACGGCACGCGTGACGCTCGAATTGGTGAGCACGTTGCTCTTCCACTGCGAGTACGTGTTGCGCGAAACGTTCGCATACGTACCGGTGTCATTGAGCAGGACCACGGAGTCCAGGCCCGCGATCGTGACCGGGTCCGTCGTCGCACCCGTCCCGCTGTAGAGGTCCAGGTTGATCTTGGCTGCGACGCGCTCGCCGGCCTCCATCACGAGCTCGGAGAACAGGTCTTCTAGCTCTGCGGGGCCGCCCGAGTTGGCGGCCGTCGCGACCGCGCGGCCGTCCATCTTGAACGTGTTCTGATACGTCGCGATGGGCAACGTGGCAGGCGCCTTAGTATCGGCATCGTACGTGGAGATGGATGCGCCATCCGATTCAGCCGTACCGACGGCTGTGCCGATCCGAGCGATCCATGAGACCTGCTTGCCCTTAACGGGCTTTTTGGGAAGGAGCTGAGACAGAACGACCGCGCGATTCATCTGCGCGGCTAGTTCGTCTTCGAAAATGAGGTTGAGTGCCGGGACGAGCCCGAGTGCGTCAACAGCTGCCATAATGTCTTCTCGTTGAAGTTGGAGTCACGCTCATGACGGCGAGCGCGCCCGTGCGCCTAGTAAGCTGGCGTTAGCCGCTGGTGAGCCCCCGGAGGAGCACCCTGCCAAGATCTGCTTTGGTCGGCTTCGGATTGCCGTTGCCAGACGTGCCCCCTGGGCGATTGCCGGGCTTTGTGCCGGCTCCCTGTGCCCCTCGGGCTTTTACGAATCGCTTTCCGTAGTCACTCGCGAGGAATGCTTTGATCCCTGCTGCGAGGTCCATCTCTTCTTCGTCTTCGGTGACGAACACGATCTTGCCTTCTTCGTTCCTACGCACCCGCTTCTCTTCGGTGTGCAGGAGCGCCACGATCAGCTTGGTCTGGTCCGGATCCCCGCCAGCCATCGTGAATGCGTCGGCAAGCTTTGCCCGCTCTTCGTCGCGCGCGATCTTCGCGTCCTTCTCTCGGTCCGCGGCCTCGCGTTTTTCGCGCTCGTTTCGCTCCCGCGTGAGCTGGCGCTGCAAGTTCGCGATCTGCTTGGCTGTAGCGTCAGGAGCGGCTCCCGCTGGCTTCGCGGCCGCTCCATCGTCCGGCTCGTCGTCCGGTTCTGGATCGGGCTCAGGATCAGGCTTCTTAGCGGCCAACGCTTTAGCTAGCCTATCTTCGAATGCCTTCTCCAGGCGATCGGTCAATCGCTTCTCGCGTGCCGTGACCGCCTTGTTGAACTCCGCAGCGGTCATAAACGAAGGTTTCTCGGGTGTGGACTCGCCTTCACCTTCGGGCTTGTCGCCATCGGGCTTGTCGTTTTCGGTTCCCATGATCTCCCTGTCACGCCGGGGGTGGCGTTCGGCCGTGATCGACGCGTGCCTGGCCGTATGGCAGCGCGAAGTGCGACTCCATGAGTCGTGTAAGCTGCGTTCTAGCTGTTTCTAACCGCGACGGCCTCGACGGCTACCGTCGTGCCGCTCGTGCTGGTTCCGCTGATGCCGATACGCTGGTAGGCTGGGTCTGTGCTGCCTGGCGCCAGGCTAAACGACTTGGTTGCGCCAGCATTGATTGAGCCGATGCTCGTCGTGTCTGTCACGGTCAACGTGCCGATCGTGTATGTGATCGTTGTGCCGGTGAGTGCATTCGAGCCGGTATTCTTGAGAAACACCGTAAACCGATCGACTTGCGAGATGTCAATACTCGCAGCAGACAACAGGTCGGCTGGAGTTGCCGCGGCGAGGGCGACGCCCGCCGAGGACTGGCGGTACAGTACGACTCGATTGCTCACGCTACGGTTCCTTGTTGCGGTTGCCCGTTGGGCTTCGGTTTACGGCCCTGGGGTGGCAATTCATCACCATCCGGCTCTTGCACAGGCTGCATGGATTCTTCGGTGATGGACTTTTCTAACTCGGCACGGATCTCTTCGAGCTGCTCTGGATTCGCAATGCCGCGCAGGGTCTTCTTGGCGTTGTGAAACGTGCGCAGCCGCTTCCAAGTGAACGAGGGAATCGAAAGCTTGTCGATCAACGCGGCTTCGTCGACGGCGTTCTTCAGATCTTCCCCGTCAAAGTCCTGCATGCCGTGCGCGGTCCACTCCATGGGAGGGTCCATGCGCCCGGCCGCTGCCAACTCCGCAACCTCGATTGCGTGCGCCCTGGCAAGCTCGCCAAGGGCCACCAGGATCACGTCGGCGCTGGCCTTGTCCTGTGCCTTGCTCTCGCCCGAACGACCGAGCGCCGCGGCGCTGTTGTTGGCCGCCAAGGCCATCTGGTGCACCACCCGGTGGATCTCGTCGCGTAGGTCTGTAAGGTCCCGGAGCGCGGCATCATAGATCCCGGTGTCCGGACTCTCGTACTGCAACCGGTCCTTATCCCCGAACTGGACGATGCGACCGATCCCGTAGACTTGGTTCGTAGCCCTTGCGGGGTCCTGTGCCTTCTCGGCGGGAATCTCTCCACCGGGCCCGATCTCGGGTCCTAGATAGGCCGCTAGGATCGGGAAGAGGTGGCGAAACATCGACCAATCCGTGGCCGACCGTTTGTTCAGATGCGTGCGGGCAAGCGGGGCCAGCTTGGACATTGCCCACAGGCCATCGCTGACCTCGAGCCGGGACAGTGGCACGCGTCCGAAGGAATGCGGGCCCGAGGCAGCTAGCGGGATATCCTGCATGGGCTGTGGCTCTTGGCCAATCTTGTAGGTGACTTCGTAGCGCTCCCATGCGTCACGGCTGTACCAGGTATACCGTTCCGTGATTGAGGATCGGTCATCCGACAGGCTCTTGCGATGCTGGCTCTTGAGACAGATCAGCACCCACTCGAGATCACCCGACGGCGACTCATCCCAGTCATAGACGCACTCGGGCTCGACCGGGAACGCGAAGGCCCTCAACTGCCCGACGTCTTCTTCGTCGGCCTCGCTCTCGATCACCGCGCCATCGTCCCGTGGAGGAAGGTCTACGAGCGTCCAAGCGCACTTGCAGATCAGTGCCGTGAGCACCTGCTGCTTGAGCAGGTCGTTCAGACTCATCACCCGACCGTCGACCGAGTGCTGGAACTCGTCGAAAAAGGCCGGGGCTTTGGGTTCTGCGGTCAGTGCTGCGGGCTCTGCAACCAGAGAGGCACAGAGAAAGTCTAGGATCGCGCCCGCATACGGGATATAGCACGCACGCTTTAAGCGCTCTTCGTAGACGCTCGCATCCTCGGCGCCGTGCATCGGGAAGATTCGATGCATCGCCGCGCGGTTCTGAAGCAGGGCATCCCCGCCCTTGTACAGGAGGTCGTAGTCAAGCCACTTCTCCGGCGTGTAGCGCGGGTGCTTGCGAATGAGGTTACCGTACAGCACTGATCAGCCGAATGGGGCGAAGTCTCGAGCGTTGCCAATCGTGGGGGGGCTGCCTGGCCGTGGCGCGGTCTGAATGGCGTGATAGGCGTAGGCCGCGGCATCCACCATGTCATCATGCGATCCAACCGGGAATGACAGCAATTCGCGCTCAAAGTCAGGATTCAAACCTGGTTTGTGGTGCACGAATCCCTGCTCATACCGACTCTCTAGAGGCTGGAAACGGGTTACCTTGTCACGGTCTGGCTTGGTGCCAATCACCGGCAACGTCGTCGTTCTGAGTAGTTCCTGGATGACTGCGGCCTGATACTGCACTTGCTCAATCGCGATGCGCTTGGGCTTCCACTTCCCAGCCATCTGCTTGATGAACTCGAGCACCTGGTAGAACGGAGCCCGAACACGTTGCGCGTCCAGGATCCAGATCGTGCCGTTGGCCGCACGCCCCAGTACCACAATCGCCGTGTAGTCCGCCGATGTCTTCTCGCTGATCGCGAGGTCGACGCCCATCGTGATCGATAGGACCTCGGGGGGCTCGGTCGTTCGGAGCCACGCTCGATTGATGCGAGCGCCGCCCGACGACACAAACTCCGCACCGAACTCACGACGCGCGACAATCTCCGGTAGCGAGGCCCGCGCCTCCGCAATCTCTTTCGGATCAACGAAGGGGTTGGTCTCGCTCGGAAACGACCAGCTTTTCCAGCCAGGCTCGCCACGCTCGCCTTTGCGGTATAGCTCATGGAACCAGCCGTCTTCGATGTTCGGCGTCGAGACAAAGAACGCCTTGCCCTGGCGATCCGCAAGGGCAGGCCTTAGCACGTCGGTCCACACGGATTCGTCGATGAAGTCCGCTTCGTCACAGGCGAGGAAATCTAGGCCCTCGCCCCGTAGGTGATCGGGCTTCTCGGCGGTCTTGCACCAGAACTCGCCGCCTGATCGATGCGCGATGACACGTTCAGCCACCCGGATCTGCACGCCCGGGATTCGAGCTGCTAGTGGCGCCACCAGGCGCCAGGCGATCATGCTCTGAGAATACGTAGGGCTGACCCACCAGGCTCGCCTGCCTTGCAGCAGGGCTTCCAGGGACAGGATGGTCCCCAGTCGAGTCTTACCCCATCGTCTCCCCGCCACCAGAACCCGGAATCTCGCCGGGTGCTGAGCTACCTCCCGCTGCTTCGGATGCAGAGGCGGGAGCGCGATCCTCGAGACGCCGCGCGTCGGGCCACTCCAGGACGATTCGGCTAGGCTCATCAGATTCGTCGGCGCCGCTGTAGTGCAGCTTGGTGTCGGTGATCTTGCGAAGTTCTCCCACAAGCATCACGAAGGCTTTGGGGTCGTGCTTGTTCTTGTTGGCCAGGATGGCGCATTTACGCGCGAACCGTTCGAGTCGATCAATGTCGCTGGTGAGCGAGCCCGATAGCTTCTCGCGCAGGACGTTCTTCGCAACGTCCGCGCGTTCTTCGCGGGCTGCCCGAAGAAACTTGCCGACCGTGACATGACTTACACTGATGCCATGCTCTTCAGCGAGCCATGCAGAGATCTCTCGGGTCGTTCGTTTCTTTCCAGCCTGTTCAAGAATCGCCCGCTCTAATTCAGGCGGAATGCCCCTGGCAGGGGTACTGGTAACCATTGGTAACTCACGGAAACGATCTGGAAACACTCATCCAATCACGGAAAACCGGGCTCTCTCTTGACACGAAAACCGTCACGACCCCTGAATCCCCTCGTGCGTGTGCGTGGTTTCCAGTCAACGCTCTGATTCCCAGCCACATCGCTCCCCATCGACATCCGCGAACAGATCAGGATCCGCCAGCATCCTCGTCATCTCCTCCGCGGAGAACGAGTGAGACGGCGGTGGCACGCTGGACACAACAGGCAGTGGACGACCGAAGACCCGCTCGAACGACGCGGACAGGCGCTCGTAGTGGTCGGGCGATACGATGAACACGCTCATGCCGCGAACGTCAGTGCGTTGTCCTGCTTCGGCCGCATGCTCTCGCTGTAGGCCTGTGCGCACTCGCGTCCGCAAAATACCCCGTACCGCTTCGGATCTCGCCGCTCCCGCTCGCAATCCTCGCGTGACAGCGTCACCGGCAAGCCGCACTGGTCGCAGACGTGTCCGTCATCTCGCAGCATCGCTACCCCGCGCTCCGTACCAGCGGCTCGACCGCCATCGCCACGACCTGATCACGCATCGCGGCATCTGCCCGGGGCCCAAACACGACCGCCTCAGCCAGCTTCAGCGCTGCCTCGATCTCGTCGGCTGTGGGTTCAGGAATGCCGTGGTGCTTCAGATCGTCGAGCGTCGCGTATTGCATGCGCGGCACGATATCACCCCGCGTCCCGCATCGCCTGCTCCATCACCTCGTCGAAGTCAGGCACCCGCTCCTCGCTCGGTTGCTCGAACCCGCGTGTGTTGCGGGTCCATCGGTCCACCGGCTCGGTCGACTGCCACGTTTCGGGTGAGGGCGGCGGGAGTGTGTCGCGCTGCATCGTGAGAGGTCCCGCCGCTGCAGCCCAGCGACGTTCGGGGCGCCGCTTTCAATGTAGCGGGCGGGAGAGGGGCCCTGGTCACCTGAGCGACTGCCGCGCGGGGGATGCTCGGCAATCGGCGACCGGGCCGGTCACGGGGCTTGGAGTCGAACCAAGCGCTTCCTGGTTAGAAGCCAGGCGCTCTGCCATTGAGCTACACCGTGTTTACGCCGCGCTCTGTGGCAATGGATCACCACGACGAACGCGGTCGATCTCGGTGACACGAATGCGCCAATTGCGTCCGCTTGGGGCACGCACCGCTTCAATCACGCCATCCCGACACCAGCGACGCACAGTGAAGGGGTTGTAACTGAACTCCTTCGCGAAGGCTGCAACGGTGACGTATTCGCGTTTGCCCAAAGCGCACCTGTGCCGTTGGAGACAGGGTGGCGTACGTCGTGTACGCAATCAAGAATCACGCTGTACGTCCTGTACGTTGTGTACGCAAAAGTTCTCGCCGCTCCTTCCGGTTCTTCGGAGCGCCCGGCGGTGGCGCACATCGGTTCCGCTCGCGCACCTTCACCAGATCGCGAATGTCCCGACTCGCGATTGCATCCATTCGGGTCACCTGATCGATCGCCAGGGAGAGCCACCGGCCATCGTTCGTCACCCCTGCGTCATCGGCCTGTGCATAGGCCTGCACGGCGAGCCGCAGAAGCTTGTCGCCCTGCGTTGCCGCAGCCCCCATACCCATGCCCTTGGTTGGCATCGTCAGCCACGCCATGCGCTGCGTCGGTGAGGCAAACACCAGACCGACCCGCGTCGGGAATCCCCGCGTACGCTCCCGCGCTTCAGGCCCAGTGACCAGGTAGGCGTACACAAGCACAAGGCGATGCTTCCACTCGACAGCCACCAGCCGACGCAACGCCTGCAGTGCCTTGGCGAGGCCATGGTGATCCCGATCGTCGCCTGCCGTGCCCGGTTGGGTGGGTTCCAGGGCCATGGCGCGCCCCAGGATCGTCGAGGCATGGCGGGCTAGCGTTTCGAGATCCTGTTGGGCATCACGAGACCTACGTTCTGTTGGCTCAGTGGTCACAACGGCCCTCGCTTTTGCGTTTCGTCAACTTGCCCACGGACAGGCCCAATCGCCCCGCTACGGCCTTCATCTGCCTCGGTAGCCACAGACCCACGTCCAGGGTCGCTTTCGTGCCTCCTGGCCATCGCCTCGCGGCGGCTATACCCCTGGCACGGCAGGCACGAGGGGCACAGCTGGTACTTGGACTGGGTGAGACGCTGGCACCCAAGGCAAGGGCGCTTGGCACTCATGGAAGGCCCTGGCGGTGCCGTTTTGCGCGTGCGGTGCTTCTCCCAGATCGCCCGAAGCCCCTGATACTCGGGTCCCGAAGGAATGAACGGCATGACGTCACCGAGCATGGTCGCATGCCTCCGGCAACACGAGGGCGCTGCATCCCCCGCACAACCCGTCGTGCCACGCGGTGGTGATCGTTCGTCTGCACCGAGGGCAAGGACCACCCACGCCGTACCGTAGCCGCTCTTCGACGCGCTCAGGCACGGGGGACTTGCCGCGCTCGTAGTTCAGCACCGTGGTCTCCGAGATGCCGAGGTCGACGGCCATGGCCACGGGTTTGACGTAACGGGTCTCGCGAATGGCGCGGAACTCGTCGGGGGTCACAGCGCCTCCAGTCGCTTGAGGGCCGCACAGAGTGCATCGAAGCGCGCGTTAACGTTATCTCGACAACCGCTCAAGCCATCAACGTACTCGCGCGCGGCCACGACGACCTCCCACAGCAAGCTGTTGGTGATCTGGCACTCGTCGCGCTGTGCCATCAGGTCACGACACAACTGGTCGAGCGGGATGTTCAGGCGAACTTGGACGGTGCTGGGTTCGGCGCGGTTCACGGTTGCTCCATGAAAGCGGATCGGTTGGCAGGGTTGCGTAGATCGCAGTCGCTAAGATCGGTCCACCACGGAAGACCGTTCGCGTCTCCGTTGCGGGACTGTCCGTAGCGCAGTCGTGAGTTGAGCCGGGTGTTTCCGTAGCGTGCGATGAAGGTCGGCGCGTCGAGATTGCCAGCGCAGAACGTCGCGCGGCCATGGTCATTGCGCTGGGCGATGAGCGCGCCCACTCGTGCCGCCCCTTCGCTGCCGTCCTCCAGACCCAACTCGTCGACGGCGAGAAGATCTACTGATCCCCAACGTCGCCAGCGCTCTTCGTTCTCACTCCATCCGTTGCGCAGGGTGGATGCAATCACCGCAGAGGTGACATAGGTCGCGGGTCTGTCGTGACGTGCCACGGCCCATGACAGCGCCGTGGTTTTCCCGTTCCCCGGAGGTCCACCTAGCACAATACAGACTGGCTGACGGGATCCGGCGGCTGTTGGTTGGTCAAGACGCCACTGCAGTGCTCGCTGAACTGCAGTCATGGCTTGCGTCGGGAAGGGTTGTTCCTGAAGCAGTACGTTCCGAATGCTAGCCTCGCAGGGAATGCCCCGCTCTTCCGCTGCTGTAATCAACTGCTGCTGACGTCGTCGTGTTTCGCCGGCGAAGTACGTAGCGCGATGGGCCTGACCCTCGGGCGTCTGGTCCAACTCCGCGGCCTTCTGAAACACACGTTCCATCAGGGCGATTAGTTCCGAGAGGGGCTTGGGGTCGCTCACTGCGTCGCTCCCTTCGGGCTGCCATCGGCGTTGTACAAACTGAACGGGTCGTACGATTCGCCGGGTCGCGTGAACTTGCTCGCGGGTGCTGGATCAAGCGGGCCTTTGGTTTTCTTGGCTCCAAGCGCTAGTTGGTTCGGAGTTGGCTTGGGCCGACTGGCTTCTTTTTCGGCCTCGCCGCGAAGCCAGTTGGCAAGCGTTCTGCGGCCATCGGTGTAGACCCGCTTGCCGCGAGCGTAGTGCTCTGCGGCGCGTAGGACTTCCGCCAGCACGTTGACGCCTGGGTATGCGTCCGGGTGAGTGATGCGTACGGCGAAGTCAGCAGGGCCTGCCGTGATCGGTCCCAGGATCGGGTCGTTAACGATCGCGTCGTAGACTGACCTGGCAACCGTGCCCGGTTCAGGGATCGGGACTTCCGGGGCAGGGGCTTTGGGCTTTCGGCGCTTTGTTTTTTTGTGCGGCGCGGAGGCATCGCCAGATGCCAGAGTGATTGCCGGATCGGTTCCGGGACCGACGACATTCTCGGCGTGTTCCCCCTGCACCCCCTCAGCACGGCTAGGCACAGCTAGGCTAGGCACAGCTAGGCTAGGAGTGACAGACTGTGACGTCGTGTGACCAATCGTGACGCCTTGTGACTCGGCGTGACTTTTGGTCACATCCTGTGACTCTTGAGTCACGTCTTGTGACGGCACGTCGCGATCCGTGACTGTCGTATCAGAGAGCGCCCTGGCTCTTGCCTGCTCCCGCTCTTTCCGCTTTCTGGCCCTGTCGCTCTGACTCGCTTCCTGGGCGGCCATGAAGTTTGGCATCACGATCCGGCTCTTGGTCATAACGAACACACCCTTCTCTAAGAGCTTAGGCATGCCTGCCTCGACCACCTCCAGCGGAAGCTCTGTAATAACCGCGATGTCCTCTGCGCCGTCACCATCCAGCTCTACAACGCCAGCGCGATCTAGCTTCCGTAGCAGCAGCGCAAGCACGCATCGAGACTGCCAAGGCAGTTTCTTCCATGTCGTGGTGTCTCGAGTGTAGAGACGTACGTAGCGCTCGTCTTCCCATCTCATAAAGCTCTCCACTCTTGCGGTGTACGCGCTCCTTTGGAGGAGTTACATGGACGGCAAGCAGTCGTTAGATTCCCTGGCTCGTGGGATCCGCCGCGAGATTTGGGCATGATGTGATCAAGCGTTAGGTCGCCGGATCGTCCGCAGTAGGAGCATTTGTAGTCGTCCCGGGCGAAGACCCATGCGGCAAGGGCACGTCGCACTGATGCCCATTCCGCGTTGTCGTCATCAGGCAACGACCATAGTTCTCCACGACCGAGCATCTGGAGTCGATCGTCCGACAGCTTCACCAGACCAACATTAGCAAGTTCGCCGAGCAGCGAGGCGGTCTCCTCGGCGGTTCGGTTGATCATCAACGCGACGGTCTTGAAGATCGTCAGAGTGCGCACCGCATTCAGGTGGCCAGCCCTATCGACCATCGGCAAGATCCGCATGTACACAGCCTGTGCGGACAAGCCCACGCTGAGAAAGCGCGGGTCGCAGTTGATGTCTTCATAGAGCTTCACCCACCACGTCATGGCCCATCCGCCCCCGGCACTTGCTCTGCCCGCCGTCGCGCGCTATCCATCTGACTCACTGTTCCTCGTGTAACGGCTCGCTTGTTCCCCAGGCGAGCCGTTCGTTTGCGTGCCTCGCCCGATTCCAGCGCTCCCCACAGCGCTCGAAACGAGCCCCGTGGTTGCCCACGGGAATCGCTTGCCACCGAAGTGCCCTTGCCCCGCCAGGACTCGCCGCTCCCGGCCTTGACCCGGCCCGCCTTGCCGCGCCACGCTCCAACACACCGTGATGTGCTCGAGTCTGGCCACCGAGTGCGGGCTCTGGGATCTCGCGAGTCTCACAACGCCCTCGCCTTCGGCCCACGCGCCTTGCCCTGCGCAACCAGCGCGTCGTACAGATCGGGCGTGAGTTCCTTGATGGCCTTGGTGACCGTGGTCTCCGAGCAGCCCATGGACAGGCTCGCCAGTCGAGCGCTGCCGCGGTAGCGAGCCATTACACGCCGGAGTTCCGCGGGATCCGACAGCGCGGGATGTCGTGGTTTGATGCGGCCAGATGGATAACGATTGCTCACAGTGCCTTGCCGTCCCTTCCAAGCAGCAGGCCCTGCGCTTGTTTCGCTGCGAGCACATCGGGCGCGAGTTCCTTGAGCCGCCGCACC